TTACTCCTACGGCCCTTTATTAAAGGCCTCCCAGATTTCGGGTCCTTTCCGAACAATAGAACCTAGCAAGCCGCCTTGCCCACGTAGGTCTGTTCGGTTTGCGCTTGCGTTAGCCTCAAGTGCGGCAGAGTACCCTTGCCCCGGATTAGCACTAGCCCCAGACGTAAGGGCAAGATTATTAAATGCCGACTGATAAGCTTCTCCACTAGCCTCAGCGGCAGCTACAAGAGCATTACCACTACCCGTATAACCCTGTGATGCCATAGTCCGCTCGGCTGCCCGAATACGAGTCTTATACTCGGGAAGATTTTCAATGGAAGATGGGTCATTCATGAGAGCTTGCAGCTTCTCCGCATTATCTTTTCGGTAAGGCGCAAAAGGATCACTAGCTTCAATAGACTTTTCGGCTAATGCTCGTTCTTGTTTAGCCTTTTTCTTAGCAGAAATTGCCCCGAAAATTGCCCCACCAATAGACAAGGCAGCCCCTAAAAAACCTAACTGCTTGTGGGGTAGACGCGGCCCAGATTGAGTTTTCATATAACCTCCTTTTCGTTTCAACGTGAAACAATTAGTCCCCGGTCTGTTCCCGCGGACGCCAACCAGACGGAATAAGTACATCTTCAATTCGGCTAATCCGGCGTTCAGTGACTTTAATGTCCTGCCGAATGTGCATTAGATCTGCTTGAATCGTAAACACTTGATCGTATTTCTCCTGAAAATTATCAAGCCTTACTTTAAGTGTGGAGCGCCGCTCAGAGTCTGCCGACAGGTGCATACGAAGAATTACACCAATCAGCACAGATACAATCCCGGTAGCTGTTACAGCTACATCTCGCCAATACACACTAACACTTGGAGTATCTACATCACTAGCCAGTACGCCAGTGGTTAGTAAAACTAACCCTATCAAAAACAATAACTTACTCATTGGGAAGATCCCGGTCAGATGCAATTATTGCTTGAGTGGCTCTGATGGCAGCGTCGCATTCGTCGGCAAGTTGGATAGCCATAGCTGCCGCATCTTGTATCCGAATGTTGGTGCTTTCAGAATCTCCTGGGGAATTGCTTGAGGGAAGGGGCAAATCGCGGGCCGGACATTCAAACTCTTTCCGCAACCGGCGATTGCCACTACGCAAATCAGCAATAAGACGATCCTTACTTTCAAGTGCATTAGATAATTCCTTCGTAAGGGTTATGCGAGTTTTCTCTATTTGAGTCCTTGCCATAGATTCAATACGAAGCTTTTCTATTGTAGCATCTAGCTCCGCTGAAACTACCTGAGCTTTCAGTTCAGCCAAGCTCTTTTGAGCCTTAGCAAGTCGATAAGACTGCAAGCCCGCAAAAATAAGTACTACCGCAAAACCACCTACAAGCACTCTGATAATAACCGTACTTGAAATTGATCCTATAAAGGAACTAATAGAAAAACTCATCGGTATACCCGCTCTTGGATTGTAATATCTGGGTTCTTAATGGCAAACAGTCGAGTTACAAACCGTCCAGTAATAGCACTTCTGTACCTGAAGTACATAACCATGTTTGTCTCCTATTGAAGGCACTCAACATCTGGGTAGTCGCATACACCTGCGCCCCAACCAGCCTTATTATACAACGGCTGCCAACGAGTTACAATCTTTTCTGGATACGTTAAGTTTTCTCTACAATGCTTGATAGCCCGGCTAGCCGTACCACACGAAGCGTCAGCTAACTTAAGATTACTAGGCCGACCTGCATTTTGCCATTCCTTATTCCAGTGCCCTAACCCTCCATTATACCCACGTAGGGCTGCCCACATACGGCCACAAGTATTGCCTACCTTAGGGGTTCGGTCATACAAGTATTTATCATAAGTTACTAAGGCTCGAATAGCCCAGTTGGGATTAAGTACATTACAACCCGGCGGTAGGTCTTTGGCAAAACCACAAATCCAAGAAGCTGTTGCTGGCATAAACTGAGCCATGCCAGCCGCGCCTACGGGAGACTTTGCGGAGGCATTCCATCGGGACTCTTGATGAATCTGCCCGGCGAAAGTTGCCACAGGAGCCTCCATTCCCCACACTGCCCGAGACTCCCTAATCAAATCATTCCTATAAGGGAGAGCTTCCCGAGGTACCTGCGCACCACAGACACTTGAACACATTAGCAAAATAGCTAAAGTTCTCACAGGCCGGTTGCTACTGCCAAGATGATACTAGCCATAAGAATAGCCCGGCGAAGCTCTGCCCACTCTGGGTGATTACACTTATCCGGTCGGGCATAAGGAAAAATTAGCCGGTCTGACCAGTAGCTAATCTACAAAGCTAAGCAGATAAGAACAATCTTATACAAGACTACGCCCAATTGTTCTGGAAATATAACAGCTATACTTCCCATTAAAAAGAATGGGACAATCGCAAGTTTATTCATCCGGTGCATTATGGTGCCTTTGGTATGGTAGTGATTGCGGTAATTCTTCCAAATGAATCTACCGTAATTACTGGAATATTCGAGGCATCTCCATACACCCCAGGGGTAACGCCCGTTGTAGCTAGGGAAGTGCTAATAACAGGGTTTCCAGATACTCCATTGGGGTTTGCAATACTAACATTCGAGCCAGCCTGCAAAGACCTTGTAGACCAATTAGCACCATCCAATACAGCGAAACCACTTCCTGTTATCTGCCCGGTGCCGACTACAAGAGCAGTTAGCGTATCTACTTTTCGCTTAACCAACTCAAACCAATTCAACCAAGCAGGGGCTATAAAACTTCTACCATCGTCGTTCTGCCGGATCTCCAGTTTTTGAGCCGTGGGCACTGGTGGGACTTTAGCATCTTCAACAGCCATTACAAAACTCCTATATCATACTGCAACTCAATTGCATAGATTCTAAACGGGAGGTTTTGTCTATGCCTAAAATGGTAGGCTCGCTTGTTAAACGTGCCACAATTTATCAAGTGGGGCCGCTTAGCCCCTAAGTCAACCCGCCTCCAGGGAGTCCAACTCTGATAATCATCGTCGCTATTTCGCACTTGTAAAGTGCTTCCAAGCTCTTGATCAGACACAAACTCCATGCGATTGAGTTGTTTACGCCTACGGGTTTGAGCATCAAACACTGGAGTTATGATATCTACTTGAATAGCTTTTCCAACATCCGTAAAAGCATCTATGGAAAACTTAAGCAACGTTCCATTGCTTTCATGCTGGAGAATAACATTTCGGGCATTGTCAAAAGTAGATGCAATAATAGGAACATAATTACCAGCATCATCTGTCCACTGTGCCCAATGGTCTAACTCAATATCATACACCAGAGTTAAGTTGCTCAAGGGAAAAGTAATTACATAAAAAGTATGCCCGACAATCTTTGCTTGCCAAGACATTATCCTAGCCATGTCAACTCCACGAAGGAGCCTATCAATTGCCGGAGTAGATACAATGTTAAAGGTAAGACCCTGAAGTAGCCCAATCTGTGGAGAGGAGCCTCGGCTGATAGTTAACCATACAGTCTTATCATCAATTTTTTGTACACTATCCGCATGGACACAGCCGTAATCTAACTTAGAGCCTTGAACCTTTCCAAGGGGGCTACCTACTGGATTTCCCGCAGCAAAGAGAATCTCCGTAGACCATTGATTCATGGCTACTACATATACAAGTTGCTTAACGATGGCCACCCCATTGTCTGGCTCATCATTAGCACTAATAAAATTAAGCGGATCCCAACTATCCGCAGCAGTCACTGAATTAGGGCGGCTTCCCCAAATAACCGAGGCTGGCTGCATTACATATTGGGCACCACTTAAATATGCCCAGCCCTTCACAGTTTCAATAGGGTAGTCTGGATCAAGGGTATGCAAGGAAGCGCTAAGTGGGTTAATTCCGTCCCAAGCGTAGGCTCCTATTCCGTTGTGCATGACAATTTTAGGAGTAGCTCCGAGGATAGAAGAAAACGAATACACCCCACCGAATGGGGTATTAGTTCCACCAATGGTAGTGTCTAAGCCAGTAGCAACTTGCAATCCATCTGCATACAGCTTGTCTCCAAATATAGATATTACATTACCATTCCAAAAGAAAACGCCCCGACCTGGAGAGGCAGCACCAGGGGGAGTTAGCGCCAACTCCATGCCGGGACGTTTGAATATACTAATTACTTCAGCTTTATCTATCTCAGCATAACAATTTACAAGGCGAGCATCTTTATCTACCGAAGTATTACGGTTACCTGTCATGACCGTAAGCGGCAATCTCGGCGGAAGTTGAACTGACTGATATTGAGCCATTACCGGAAAGCCCCCGCAAGATAAGTTGTAGACCTTTCATCGGGAGCGAACCTAGTCTCGGCATCTTCAATGTCGAAGTTCTCCAAAAGCTCTCGATAGTATGTTGCTCTCTGGGCGCACCGATCCATGATAGACTGAGGTTGCCCTGTAGATATATCATCAGCAAGTCCCCAACGTAGGGCAATCCGCCATTCTTGGGGGAAGGCTACATTCTCTTGGAGGTTTGCTGTTGTAAGGGCTTGAGCTCTAATTAAAACATGCGCAGTATTATTGGCCTCCGTAATATCTGGGGTATTCCAGAAATGCACAATCGTGGTAGTAGCTTGCTTATCCACGAAGTAAGAACTAACAGTCCCATCGTTACCGGATACCTGAGACAACCGCAGCCATTCTTCCCACCCCAACACAATCAAGGGACGCCTA